CGTCCGCAGTTATCGCATTGGTGGCAGCCGCAACATTACCCTCCGCCGAAGCCGTGACGATGCCATTTGGATCGCCGGTGCCGTCGCCAGTGGTGAGTTCGAGATTGGCGCGACGGCCAAGACGCTCGCCCAGCAGGTTGCCGAGAATGGTTTCCATTGCGAACACGCTGTCGTCAGCAAGCTCCTTGGAAACACGCAACCATTCGGTATTAAACGGGTAAGCGTTCAGCGTCTTTTCGCCAAAGGTCACATCGGACCCGGCGTCGTCGGTCAGCGTAGTTCCTTCGACATGCTTCACCACGGCTGTCGTGGTGTCGTTGACGGTCGGCATGGTGATTGCGCCGCCGCCGCTGGTCACGATCTCAGTTGTCACGCCGGGATCATACATTGGCCCCCAAGCGAGCATCGACTTGACCATGATGTTGGCCAGCTCAGTCGGGACCGTATAGCCGCCAGCAGAGTCGGTGGTGGTCTGCGCACGATGCTCAACAGTCCTGAAGCCCCGCTCCAGAACCGCGCGAGCCTCAGTTGGCATATCGCCTTTCTGGCCTTGCGCGCGCAAATACTCGTGGAACGCCGTGCGGTAGTCCATTTCGCCGCCCTGGTGCGCTTCGCCGGGCTTGGAGCCGGGGCGGTTGGCCTCACGGTCAGCACGCTCTTCGGCTTCGCGGGCTTCTTCGGCGCGCTTCTCAGCCGCTTCAAGACTGCCCTGCCGATCCGCGCGGGCTTCAATGTCAGTGACCTCGGCCAGCGCCTTGTCAACAGATTGCTCCGCTTCGGCGCGCTGCTCTTTGGTGGATTTGTCGTTGATGCCGTCAAGCATCGAGCGGGCTTCGGTCAGCGTCTTAGCTGCCTGCTCCCGCAGTTCTTTGATAGTAGCCATTGGGTAGGCCTCCATTTAAAGGATCAGGACGCTTCACAGCGTTCTTTCCAGCGCTTGCCCAAGGCGCAGGATGTTGGGCGAACAGCGAGAGCCGCCGTTATTCGTATTCGCGCATCCTCTGGTCGATTTGACGCGCAAGAATTTCTTTTGTCCTGTAGCGCAGCGGGGCGCGCTTATCACGCGATGCCGCAAGGCTGCGCAGCGCTATTTCCGTGCCTTCATAGGCAGGACTCGTGACGATAGACACGTCGTGTAATGACGCCTTCTTGATCGTCCGCAGCGGCGTGTCGCCTTCCTCGTCCCATTCTTGGACTTCGGGGAAGAATGCAAAACTCATCTTGTCCAGATCGCCGCGCTTCATCTTGCCCGCAATCGACTTAACGTCTGGGTCGTCAGGGTCCAGCGTGGTTTCGATCTTCAGGCCGTGATCGTCCTCACTCAAATTGAGCGTGCCCGAGCGCGTTCGCGCCAAGGGCAATCCGTCATGGTTAATCAGGAACACCACATCATCACGGCCAATCGCATCCTTGAATGCGCCGCGCTCGATCACCTCGCGGAACATGCCGCCAATGTCGGTTTCTTGCCCGAACACTGCGGCGTATCCCTCAACCTTGATGCCATCTGCATCGGCCCTAATTTCGGCGGGAATGCCCCCGCGAATTTCACGCTCCATCGTCTGCGCCTCCTGTCGCGGGGGCTTCCCCGGTTTGCGTTTCCAGTGGCACAGTCGCGCCTTGGATGAACAGCCTATCGCCGCCATCAAGCGGCAGGCGGTTGTCCTGATCTCGCGCCTCGTTTGGTGTAAGCTGGCCCGTCTGAATTGCTGTGCTGTTGCCGGTCATGCGCGTCATGTAGTCGCCGCGCAGAAGGCCATCCAGGTTAAACTCGGCTATGCGGCTGGACCCACGCGGGAACAGCTTCAAATTCATTTCCGCCTCAATCTGCTCAACCCAACGCTTCATTGTGTGCTTGACCAGGTGAAGGTCTTGCTGCTCCGAGTTGCTGAACGTCGCCCGCGATAGGTCTTGCAGGAACGTGGGCGGCAGCGAGTAGATGCGCGCTATTTCGACAACGGCAAATTCCTGCGTCTGCACAAGCTGCATTTTCTCAGGGTCAGTCCCAAGCGGCTTCAACTCGTGGCCCAAAGGGATAGCCAAGACGTTACCGCCCTTGCGCGCCGCCTCTTTGGTTGCCTCCGCGATGTTTTCCCCAGCACGCACTGCTGATTTCTCAGACCCGAACGGCCCCTGAAGGGCAAAGGCTGGTAGGCCACCATTCTTGAACAGCTTAGACCCATATGCGTTTGCATTGACCGCCTTGCCAATGGCAACCGCACACTGGCGCAGCGGGCTTCTGTGCGTCAGGTGATCCGCTTTAAGCATAAAGGTTACGTCGAGAATATCGGCCTGATCGTAGATTCGCTTTTGGGGGCCATCCGTGCTGATGTATTGTTTTCGACCGTCACCATCCCGGCGCACAGTAAAGTCGCGCAGCGGAAACAGGTTGATCGCCTGCCCGCGTGCGTCACGCTCAATGTATGTGACCGCGCGCCCCTCGGTCAGAACCGCGACCATCATATCAAAGCGCCACTGAAAGGAAGCAAGTCCGTCATTAGCCGTATCGTGCAGCATTGACACAACCTGGTTGGTCTTTGATGCCTTAACGCGCTTCTTTCCCGCGTTTGTCTTGTCGTAAACATGCAGCGGCAGGCCCGCAATTGTTCCTGAAATGAAGTTGATCGCAGCCCAGACAGCCGGAACGCCAATCGCTTCCTCCATTGAAACAGCCGCAGACCCCGTAATGCCGAACACCTCAAGGAAGTTTGGTGCGGATTGCGTCACGGTTACAGCGCGTGCTTCCGGCTTTTTTCTGCTGAAAATGCCCATTTAGCCTACCACCAATTCAAAATTCTCATCATCCCAAGGCGATGTTCGCGGTGGGCTGTCATTGCGCGCCGTAGCCGCGCCCACGGCCATCGCCAGAGCGACTACCATGTCAATCCGCGCCGTAGCCTTGTGTTTCGTGAACCGCCGCAGATCAGCAGGCGAACGGTCGAACGTCGCCGACATAACCGCAGACCGCAGCGCCGGGTTGATATGCACCCGAATGCGCCCTTCCATGATGAGCGTCTCCAGCTCGTCCACGGACCCCGGCATCCAGAGAGATATTTCTTCGCCGTCCTCAGTCTCGCGTTTGCGCTTATTCCAGCCCTGCGGGTGATCGAGGATCGGCAGGCTTGACCCCATATCCCCCAAGATCGCCTCAAAGTCGCCGATCAGGTAGTTGTCATAGGCTACAAAATCCAAGTCGTAGTTTTCAGCATCGTCCAGTAAATCCTGCGCGACAAAATCCAGCCGCGTCTTTCTCCCCGGCGTTGCGGTTAAGAACCCCGCGTCTACCCATAGATCATAGGGCGCACCGTCCCGCTCGGCCCGCGCTTGCAGCGTATCAGCTGGCGTATAGCCATGAACGAATGCCGCGAACTTAGGCTTGCCGTCCTCGGTCAGGCCATCATCGAAAATCAGTGCCTTTGCGGTCAAGTCAACCTTGGCCGAAAGGTCCAGCCCCCCCCAGCACTTCTTTCCAGCGAAGTCCTCAATAAGCAGATCGGAACACTCGACCGATTCCCACATTGCGCGGCTGATCCATGCGCTTTCCGCGTCCGTCCACTGACAAAAATGCAACCGCCTGATCCCGTTGGCCTTGGCCGCGATTTGCTGCGCCTGCTTTACTTGGATCGCAAGATATTCCTCGGTGATCGTGACGCCAAGCAGCGGGTTTGCCTTAATCCAGCATGACGGATCGGTGAATGGATCGTCGGAATCATCGAGTGCCGCCACATACGAAAATGACGTATCGTCCTCGACCTCGCCCGCTGCGACCGCGACCGCGTGCTTGCGTTCCTGCCAGCAGATGCTCTTCCTATCGCTGCCACTGTTCGTAATCATAATCAGCATCGGTTGCTCGCGGAACTTAAACCCGCGCTCAAGTATTTCAATCACGCCGCCGTCTGGGTGCTCGTGCAATTCGTCCACCAGAGCAAAATGCGGCCTTGGTCCCGAACCTGTCTTTTTCGTCTCGCGCGATACCGGACGAAAGAAGCTGCCCGACTTCATATGAGCGAGGTTGTATTCCCTGCCCGGCCCGCCGCTGCGCCGAATTGCCTTATCTAGCGCCGGGGCCTTATCGACCATGCCGACAGCATCGCGAAACAGAATGCCCGCTTGATCCTTTGTCGCGCCTGCCGCGTAAATCTGCGCGCCAGCCTCGCCATCGGAAACCATCCCATAAAGTCCAATAGCGCCGACCATGG